CAACAAGAACGAAGCATTGCCGGCTATGAACACTGGCAAGGCAAATTTTCACTACAAAAGAAGGAGCGCAAACACCCTCTACTCAAGCTCTTCAAAGAACACATGGGCAAAGCACCCTGTTATCTCGAACCCTCACATGAGAAGGTCTTCACCTATGTTATGAAGCTACAAACCCGTGTACTTGGACCCTTCTCTAATCAAACATCAGAATATAAAGACCCAGAGTACCTCATCGAGCGTAAGCGTCTATACCCGTGGCAGGAATCACTGCTAACCTTACCCCGTGACAGTCGCAGCATACACGCAGTCATCTGTCCCAATGGTAACGCTGGCAAATCTTTCCTATGCGGATATGCTGACACTCACGGACTTGGCATAGTATTAGATATAGTCAAGGATGCACAGAAGCTCGAAGAACGTGCTTATGGTTTAATCTCAGCCCTTGATGATGAAGACCCCAAGATCATATTCATCGACGTACCACGAGCACTACGACCCGATTGGACCATATGGGCCACTATCGAAAGACTCAAAAACGGAACTGCTGTCGATGGTCGTAACAAGTTCAAACGAATTAGGTTTCCTAAACCTACTATTGTCATTTTTCTCAACACACTCCCTAAGATGTCCGAGCTCAGCGCCGACCGCTGGATCCTATGGCAAATTAATTCCGACCGTCAGTTAGTTCGGAAATAAAATTTTGGGTACCCCCTTATTGTAATATTAGAAATGGTCTACCGTCGCACCCGTCGTACGCGAAAGCGCACTGCACCTCGTCGCAAATTTAGTAGACCCACAAAGCGGTCTTTTCGAAAGCGTTTCCGCTCACGTATTCCAAAACCCCTGAACGGATTTCCTGATAGCATCATGTCACGTCATCGTTCTGTTACTATTCTTAACAGTGACCCAGCTTCATCTGGTAAACTAGTATGGGTATTCTCTGCAAATGGTATGTTCGTACGCCAACCTATGGGATTCGACGAAATGATGGCCCGCTACAATCATTTTACAGTTGTTGGATCAAAGATCACAGTCAAGGCTTTTCCTTTTGTGGTTGGCAACGTTGATCCCGGTATGATTATTATTACTACATCTGCCAACGAAGAAACTGATACGACATATGCTAGTCTCGAACATCTACTTGAACAGCGCCTTTCTACTGGCAAAAAAATGGTTGGTTCTCAAGGCGTCACAACTGCTGGTGGCGGTACCGTTATCTGTAGTGCCAGATTCTCAGCAAAAAAATTCTTCGGTACCAAGTTTATCGTAGGTGGCTCCCAATACCGAGGTTCTTCGACAGCTAATCCAACTGAAGGTGCATTCTTCAACGTACATCATCATAGCATTGCTGCAAACAACCCAGGAGCTCTCAGCTTGGTAGTCCAAATCGACTATATTGCCGTTTTCAGTGAGCCCAAGCACATGGCACGATCCTAGGCGCCTTCGTGGGGGCAGGCCGCCTCGGCCTGCGCGCCTTCCTGGGGGGGCGGGGGGCCCGGGACCCTGCCGTAGGCAGAGCAGGTAAGTTTCCCCAGAGGGTCCCCGAAGGGCGCCTCCCCGGCGTGAGGGGCCCCCGGAGGGCCGCCGGAGGCATCTACAATAAAAAAATTTTTCACACAAGGTTCGTTCAACCCACATTTTTTGTCGAGGGTAGGGACCCCCTATTTGAGCCAGACTGATCCAACTTGAGCCAACGCTCATATCATAATGTCCAACACTTCTACTATTGACATTGCTACCCAACAGCATAGTCCCAAACTATCTGAGCCAATTGAGCCAGAACTTTCCAAAGAGGAGGAAGGAGGAGTTGATGTCATTCCAGGGAACGAAGCTTCCCGCCCAACTCCTCCGCAAGGAGGGACACAATGTTATTTGTGGGATTTTCGCGCAAACGTTTCTTACTACCCTTGCCCCAACCAATTATGCAAGTTTCTCAAGCGTTTAACCAAGAAGTTCATCTTCCAACAAGAACGAAGCATTGCCGGCTATGAACACTGGCAAGGCAAATTTTCACTACAAAAGAAGGAGCGCAAACACCCTCTACTCAAGCTCTTCAAAGAACACATGGGCAAAGCACCCTGTT